GAAAGAATTCGGTAAATCTCTCAAAGATGTTGTTGTGGAAAATACTTCAGTATACAATGACTTAGATATCTTATCTGAAGAGTCTAATATGCACAATATCGCATCTAAAATTGACGCCAGAGAAAATTTAATAAATCATTTAATTTCTGAAAAGAAAAAAGAAGTTGTTGAACCTTCACCAATTCAAATTGAAAACCATTCATTGTTAAATGCGGTGTTGGTAAATAACTTCAATATAAAATACGAAGATTTCTTAAATGAAGAACAAAAAGGGACGTTTAATAAGATTGTTTCAATGACAAACGATGATTTGGTTTTGGAAATGAATACAATTAAAAAAGAGTTGAATAATAAACTTGATTCTCTTTTGAAAGAATCAACTGAAGATTCTGTTGTAAGTAAACTTAATAATGTGAAATCAGAGGTAGATAAGTCAGAGGTTACAAAATACAATTACTACAAGTTGATTGAATTGAAAAACGGTTTAATTTGATTTTTCTTGATTTGTAAACAATTGTTGTTTGTAGATAGCTTTTAACTTTTTACTTCTTTTAGCAACTGAGGGTTTAGTATATTGTTGTTTTTCCCTCAATTTATCGTTTTGTTTAGTCTTTTGAACCTTGTATTTGTATTTCTTTAATGCAGATTCAAGGTTCTTCTCTTTATTGACGTTTACGATTATCATATGTTTTTTTTAAATATAATTGAAAAGTTTTGATTTGTTAAGTTTATTCTGTATATTTTAAATACACCATAAAATATATAAGTATGATAAATTTAAATGAAAAAAGGAAAGTTTATTTCAATAGGTGTACACAATAATGTAAAGATTGGGTATGGTACTGTTGATTATAAGAACTTAAAAACGGTCTACATTCAACTAAACTCATGGACCCAACCCACAATAATCGACCACGACTTTGATAAGTTAATTTTGAAAACCAGAAGACAAATCAAAGAAAAAATTTATTCTTTAAATTCTGATTTATTCAAAAAAGAATCAATAGTCGATTTAGATATTAAAACTAATGGGATAAAAGAAAATAAGAGGTCATTCATGGACCTTGAAATTACTTTATATGTAGAGAAGTTTTTTGATGTAAGGTCAAAAGAGGTTAAAAATATTATATCCAACTTATCAGAATCTATAGTAGATACCGTTTTAACGGACGAAACTTTATTTAATTTCTTTGAAAAAAAGAATTAATTCAGTATTCGGGGTATTTATTATAAAAAAGTTGGATGAAAATACTCGGGCCAAATGAAACCGGTAAAGGTATACTAATTGAATACGATGCCGGATATATCTCACCATTAGAAAATCAGAAAATAATTTCTGAGATGAAAGACGTGGATTACTCGCAAGATGTAGTCCTTTATGCTGTTTTGCAGAAATATGACACACCAAATAAAAATGGTAGAATATATCCTGAAAACATATTAAAAAGAGAAAACGAAAAATATCAAACCTTAATAAAAAAAGGAAGTGCTCTTAATGAGTTAAATCACCCAACATCTTCTCTTATCGATTTAGATAGAGTTTCTCATTCCATATTGGAAACATGGTGGGATGGGAAAATCTTAATGGGTAAGATTAAATTGTTTACATCTCCCGCTTGGAAAAAAATGGGTATCGTTAGTACCAAAGGTGACCAAGCCGCAATGTTACTTATGAATGGAGCAACACTTGGTATTTCTTCAAGAGGTGTTGGGTCATTAAAAAATATTAAAGGACAAAACATAGTTCAAGAAGATTTTGAATTAGTTTGTTTTGATTTAGTATCATCTCCAAGCACACCAGGTGCATATGTATTCTCTGATTTAAAAGACAGAGACCAATACCAAGAATCAATTCAAGATAAACCTGCCGACTCTGACAGAATGAAAAATTTGATGTCTAAGTTGGATACTTATTTGGGTAAATAAGAATTTAATATAGTTTATCATACTATAATCCGTATTTTTTTACATTATCGACATATTTATAGGTAAATATATTTAATAAAATGAGCGAAAAATCCATTCTAGAACAAGCATTACTTCAAGTACAGACTCTTGAAGAGGCAGTAAAAGCAAACGCAAAAGGTATACTTGCATCTACTATGAAGCAAGAACTAGGTGATTTGTTGAAAGAATCAATGGAAGATGAGGAGAAGGAAGTTAAAGAACAACCTACTCCTGACGAAGACCCCACAGATGATGTGTCAGCAAAAGCTGATGATGAAACAGGGGACGATAAATCGGACGAGGATGATGACGAATCATCTGATGAACCAACTAAAGGTATCGACGATAAAGATTCATCTGAAGATGACGATGACGACATGGGTAATATGTTTAACATGGGCGGATTCGGAGATGACGAAGATGATAATGACGTTGTTGATATGACAGGAGCTGATGAAGATGAAATTTTAAAAGTATTCAAAGCAATGAGTCCTGAAGATGGTGTAATCGTGAAAAAAGATGATGACCACATTGAATTGTCTGATGGTGATGATGAGTATATCATTAAGTTAGGTGAAGAAGACTTAGATGAAACTATGATGTCTGAAGAAGATTTAGAAGAAGGTGATGAATCAGAATATTCCGATGAAAATTTGGGAGAAGGTGATGAATCAGAATATTCGGATGAGTCTTTGGAAGAAATGATGGATGACTCTGAAGAAACTGTTTACGAAATCGAACTTGATGATACAAACGAAGACATGTCATATGAAGATGATGATGAAACCTTAGGTGGTGAATCATTAGAAGAATATGTTGACGAAACTTACGAAGAAGGTTACGAACCTATGGAAGGTGATGTTGAAGAATCTGCTCGTACTATGGGTAATGGATATCATGGAGGAATTAAATCCAAAAAGAAATTCTACGCTGGTAATAAGAGAGAAGAAATCAACGAAGAAGTTAGCAAACTTAGAAAACAAAATGATGAGTACAAGAAAGCTCTTGTGTTATTCAAAGAAAAGTTGAACGAAGTTGCTGTCTTTAACGCCAACTTAGCTTACGCTACTCGTTTGTTTACAGAACACTCAACCACCAAACAAGAAAAGTTAAACATCCTAAAAAGATTCGATTCAATTTCAACCTTGAAAGAGTCTAAGAACTTATATAGTTCTATAAAAACTGAATTGGACACTAAAAAACCTGTGACCGAATCAGTGGTTGATAAAATAACTACGGCACCAACTTCTTCTTCATCTCAAAAAGTATTGTCGGAATCTAAAGCATATGAGAATCCACAATTCAAGAGAATGAAAGATTTGATGTCGAAATTAAAATAAACAATAAACTTAAAAATTAAAAATCAATACTAAAATGGGAGCATTATTAGAATCAGGTATGGTTGGTAACATCGGTCTTAAGCACCTTCGTGTTATCAAAGAAGATACCATCAAAAAATGGGACGACTTAGGATTCCTTGAGGGTCTTAACGGTCACCAAAAAGACAACATCGCACAATTGTATGAAAACCAAGCTTCATACCTAATCAACGAAGCGGCTGTAGCCGATGCTTCAGGTTCTTTCGAAACTGTAGTATTCCCTATCATCCGTCGTGTATTCTCTAAATTATTAGCGAATGACATCGTTTCAGTACAAGCAATGAACTTACCTATCGGTAAATTGTTCTACTTCGTACCTAAAATCCAAGACAGAAGCGACAACGCTCACCGTCAACCTTACGGATTCCCAAGTGCTGAGACTGACCCAGCTGCTGGTTACACAGGTAATAACTTGTACGACCGTTTCTATGAGTCAAGTGATTCAGTGGATTCTGGTTTGTTCGATTACTCAAAAGGTACTTATACAACTGTTACAGGTACTTCTATTGAATTCGTAACATTCAGTAACGGTACTGCATCAACACAAGCGACTATCGCTTCAGGTACTTCAGTTTCAAGTGTAATCTTAAAACTTTCAGGTTTCACAACTTACGATGGTGCAGCTAAACTTGCAGGTCCTAACGGTCAAGTTATGGATACTGAAGAGTTCTTGGCTTCATTAACTGTATTTACTCTAGCAGGTTTAGAAAGTAGTTTGTATACTCACTTAGGTGCAACTGTAGCTGCTAACATTCCTTTTAACGTAGTAACACAGAAATACGGT